AACATTGGGGCATTGAATACGCTAGATTTTGCGGACGCGCTCCAAATGTTTTTCATTCGGTGTAAAATGTTCAAATTTTCTCCTATCCCACAAATGCGTGACGTAAACTTTTTATTTCTTCCAGGCCCAGCACAATAGCATCGCGGATATCGTCGTGTGTAGGTGCATTATAGATGCACTGCTCAATGGCTTCCGTCAAGAGTTTTTCTTTTATGTTCTTTTTAACGAAGAAGACTTTCTTATTTTCAAAAAAAGCCGAAACAGATATCAATCGTGTGATTTTGTCTTTGGTTGTTATTCGCTCCCTAACGGGTACGCCCGTCGTCCTCTGTAGTTCCTCAAAAAGACCATAGGCCTTGTTGGTTTCAAAAGGAACAATGGCCAAGTTGTGTTTTTGGTGCATTTCTATCGCGTCGAGTTTGTTTTCATGGAAAGTAAACTTATCGTTACGTATGTCCACGATATAAACATCTCTTTCTTTTGTTACGTAAAGAACTACCTTCGCCGTGTAGTCGTTGATCTCCTTTGTTTTCTCTGCTGGATCAATTGCGCCTACTCTGTACTCAAAACTAAGGCCGGCTGGCAGTTCGTCTATCACTTGGATATAGCTCGATTTGATTATAGATGCGTGATCATCCCTTAGCTCGTTAAGCATCTCACGATTAAAAATAATGCTACCCATATCTTCACGGTCTGCAATAAGTTTTTCTAAAGTATTGTTTTCTTTCCACAACACGTACCCAGTCTCAAAAACGCAGGCGGTAAATTTACGGAATATCCAACGTGAGCTTTTTTTAAGTTGGTGCATTAGGTCCGAACTATGGATAGCTGTGCCCTGAATGTGGATACAAGTTTTTTTTCCGATTGCCGTAGATTTGTAAATAGTCCCCCAAAACCATCTATTTTTTTTAGCAATCCCTTCTGGGTTCTCCATATCGTCCTCATCATATAGGTCGTCAAGTATTATATAGTCGGGGCGTATGTTCCTGTAGTTTTTACCCCTAAAAGATTCGCCAGCACCCACAGCGGTGAATACTACGCCATTTGCAAGCACAAATTGCTTTTCTGTCCATTTTTCTTTGGTAACCATGTCGCCATAGTCACGTAACAAAAGCTCATTCTTTTCCAGTTCTTCACGTATAGAAAGATTGACCGCGATGGCTTTTGTCGCCGTGGATTGAATATTGACGTAATGTCTGAACTTTTCTGGCTCATTCAAAGCGTAAAACAGGGGGATCAAAAAGCACTTGATGGTAGTTTTAGCGTGCCCGCGTGGTGCCAGGGTATCAGTAAACGGCTCATCGGCAATAGACACAAGGTACTCATGTAATTCAATGCAAAAATCTAACGTAAACTTATCAGGAAAATAATATTTACCCCACGTCAAAATACTAGAAGCGCGGTCCTTTATTTCAAGATCATCCAGCTTTTTGCTAACGTCAAAGGCTAAAAAATTAAAATCTTCCTTGTCAATTATTCCAAGATTAAAAGCCTGGAAAACGTCTTCAAGACGCTTTTCTAGGTTTTTTCGGGCTTGAAATTGCGGTTTTTCTTGCATCGCTTAGCCTGCCTTTTATGCTGCTATATAATTCATCAGCGTCAACTATTGGATCCTCAATCAAAAGTGTATCCTTTGGTTTGCCTTCAAGCCTGTCAAGAAGTTCTTTAATTTTTGAATTGTCGCCCTCGATAGCGCCCATGATTATTTTAATCGCCAAAACTTTTGATACTGGGACTTTTTCACCGTCTATTGTGAAATGGTTTTTTCCGGTATCGATTTTACAATCAAGCAGCTCTTGCATGTAGCCGGTGACTGTTTTTGTTCCTTTTGCGCCTTTAGGGCGTCCCCTTGGGTTGCCGGATTGTCCTTTTTTAAAACTGTAAGGGTACAAATTTTTTTCGTGGTTCACTTTTTACCTCCTAAAAAAATAGTGCCCGCGCTGAAAACTTAGGAGGATTTTGGCGCGGGCGGGCGTCTTTATTGTATCACGTCAAATAATAAACAACAACAAAACTTTTTAGTTTAGCTTGTTTAATTTTCTTTTTGCGTAATATTCGGAAAGGTATTTTTTGCGTTCAAGAGAATTTTCCATGTGGTATTTCTTGACGCGTTTGAGTTCCTTGGCGCGGTTATTCATGTAGTATTTTCGATATGCCGCGCGCCTGTACTCTGTATTTTCCAAGTGTCAAAAACTCTCCATGATTATTCGTTGTTGAAAAATGGAGTATACCCGTATCGATTTAAACGGGCAACGGCACGGCCTATCATTATTTTGATATCTCTATCTACACCGGTTTCCGTAAAGAATTTACCGGCGCTTAAATTTCTTGGCGTTAACTTTGAATCCGTAAAAATTACCTTAACAGTTTTTTTTTCTTTGCCGTCTCGTTTGAAGATGTGGGCATATTCAATTTCTGATTTTTTAAAAATTCTATGAAATTTAATTTTCAATAATTTTCAACTCTTCAATTACTTGTTCATTTTCTTTTAACGCATAAATTGCGGCAGATTTTAAATCCTCTTTTTGTAGCTCCAAAGCTATTTTTATTATCTCTGAAAAAATACTTTTTATTGACATTTCTAGGAATGGCAATAAACCTTCTGGCGCAAAGTGATAGGGTTTGTTATTTTTAAAATAGTCAAGCTTTATTGCATTTAATTTCACAGATGATACGTGCCCAATACCCCCCGCCCAACCAGGGGCGTCGCGTTTCCCTATCATTCGGGCCCAATTTTCAGAAAGCATCATCTGTTCTTTTTTTAAAATATAATCATCCAATTTAGACATTTTTTTTCTCCCTTATTCTATGCAAGATCTACAATGCCCAATCAGGATAATCATCGTCAATGCACCGCAATTCGCCAGTAACTTTGCATCGAATAGCGGTCCAACATCTCTCGTAACGGGTCAATGAGCGCGAGTATTTCCGCGCATTTTTTTTGTTTTTAAATTCAACCCAACCGACAAGATATATTTTCATTTTTAAATCTCCTAAAATTATTTGATAAAGCTATTATACTATACATATTTTACATTGTAAAGCATTATTTTTATGATCATTTAAATTTATAAAAAGAACTTGGCATCGGGGGCGTTTACGCTTCTGTTTTCACCCTAGAACCTCAATTTCTGTCCCCGCTGAGCACGTCATTAGCAATTCCGACAACGTCTCTACCGACGCCGGGCAGGTCACAATTTTCCCGCTCAAAAATTTGACCCGGCACATTTTCAAAGGTTCGCTTTTTTGAAACAATTTTCTTAGAAATTCCATTTTACATGGCCCCCTTTATGGCTTGGGTTAAGTTGGCGCAGTAGATATAGTCGCATTCCGCGTCATTTCCCGCTTTTACGTGCCGAAAAGTGATGCATGTTATGTCATCCGTTCCCCCGTTTCTTTTAAACTCAATCACATAACCGAGTTTTCTAAACGCGTAACCGCCGCAATCTATTCTTGCGAATCCCTGTTTGCTCAATTTATTAACTGCTTTTGAAATTTCCATTTTGTTTTGCTCCTAAGTTTTTCTTGATAAAAGTATTATATCATGAATCTCTTTACATTGTAAAGCGCTATTTTTATTCGTATCAAATTTGACAAAAAAATATATTTTGAACACTAAAAAATACAATTTTAAAAAAAAATTATTTTACAATTTCTTTTCTAGGATTTGATTTTACAAATATTTTTCTACAAAATTGCCAAATTCAAACACGTTTTCAAATGTTTTTTTAAATTCACCCAAACCGCAAAGAGAGAGTTGGCCACCGCTAAACATGCAAACCTCTGCTTTGTCAAACGAATCAAAAAAAACATTCCCGCAGGGCACTGTGTAAATGTGACAGCCTCCCAAAAATTGATCAAAAATATTTTTGATCAATAAAATATCCGTTTTTTTGTTGTCCATTTTCATCGCAATAATCTTCTTCATCATATACCCCTTAAAAATGCCCTGTACGGGCAAAATAAAACGACACCGCTACAAGGACATAAACACCAACTAAAAAGCCATTAAATGGGCAATTTGCCGCCAATGCGCAAGGACTGCCCACGCCAGCGCTGCCAACTCTTCAGACCTGCGCATTTGTTTATCATTTCTAAATCTCCTAAAATTTTCTTGATAAAAATAGTATACACCGAAAACATTTACTTTGTCAATAACAAAAAATAGGGGCAGGGTGTAGAGGTATTTAAACCCTCCAAAACGGGGGATACACTCTCCCCCCCTTTAGGGGGGGGGAGATGTGTATTACCCACACCCCCTAAATTGGCAGGTTGAAAACCCTACTTGTAACCCTCGTTTTTGAATGTTTTTTTGCCTAAAATAAGCCTGTGGATAACCTGTGGATAAGTA